AAGTTTTTCGTATTCTAAGTTTATTTTTTTAATATCGTCGATTAATGTATCATCAGTCATTATTTCTCTCCTTATTCATCTGCTTTCTTACCATGTGCTCTATTAGGCTTTCTATTTCTTCATCTATATATATGCCAATATTGAATGACAAATCAGAAATTCTTTCCTTATAATACTTAACTCCATTTATTGCTATTTCTCTTATTATTTTTTCACTTGAGTTAATGTAATCTTCCAATGATTTTAAGTTTTTTATTAGCTCTTCAACTTCTTTAAATTTTATTATTTCATTTTCATCTTGATTCATTATTTCTCTCCTTTAATCAAAAAGTTCTTTATTCAAAGATTTCCCATAAAAATCCATATTTCCTTTTTTTTCGAATATCCTCTAATGCTTTTTCTACTTTCTCATCAATTGCTCGCTCCAGAATGCATTTTGTGTATTGATAAAATTTTTCGTATGTTTCATTATTTTTAAGTATTGAAGTCATTAAATTAAAATACATTGTTTTCAAAGCTTCTGATTCGTTAATTAATTGATTTTCATAACCTGCTAAGTTTCCCAATTTTTTCTCGAGTGCCTTTAAAAGATTTTTTAATTCTTCAATCTCGTTCTTCATTATTTCTCTCCTTTAAGTTCAAATTCTTCTATATCGTAGAAGCACCAATCTGGGTCAGTATCATTTTTATTTTTTTCTTTATAATTTTTTATTGCTTCTTCTGCTAATTTTTTTGACTCATATATACCTATATTTTTTCCGCCTTCATATTTCCATTCTAAAATTGCGACGTACACTTTAGTCATTATTTTTCTCCTTTAAGTAAAAATGCTCTTGATCCTCTTTTGTTTGTCTTCCATGTAATAAGTGGGATTCCCTCTTCGTTGGTTAGGCATTCCGCATCTTGCATATGTTTCATAATAACAAAGCGGCTTTCCTCTTCAATTTCCTGAAGTTCTTTAATTTTTTCCCTAGAATCATTAAGTATTTTTAAATGATGGGATATATCAGTTGACATATTTATAGATTTCTCTTGTTTATGACGAGGAAACATCTTTTTTAAATCAATTTGATTGATAGGAGCAGGAGGATTATCATTTTTAATAGCGTCCCAGAACTCATGCGCTGAATCAATTATTGTTTTTTCTAATTGAAAATCTCGCGTATATTTGTATTGCCTGTAATCATGACCCCCTACTAACACAGCAATATAGGCCGATGATGCATTCATCACAGAACAATAATGGGCGACTTGAACTAGATAGGACATGGGAATATTGTCGCTTCCACTTTCTCCCCATTCATTAGCCATATATTGGGTAGAGCATTTTACTTCTAAGACTGCATCCCATTCTGATATATATCCGTCTATATTTGCTCGCATAAAGTCATAGAATGGATGAATGATTGTGTCAGGTGTTTGAATTAATACATTATTTCTATCGGCAAATTCATCTCGGATAACATCTTCTAAACGATTCCCCCAATATTGAAGTTGTGACATTTCATCACTTGTTGAGAGAATGCCTTTCTTTTCAAGATACAACTGATATGGAGTTTTATAGCGAGATAATCCTAAAATTATTGGCATATCAGATCCGCCAATTCCTTTCATTCTTTCCTTTCTTTGCTGTTCTGTAATCATCCTGTCCTCTCATGTTTGCTTAAAATTTTGCTAACTATCTTATAAATTGTTATTATGAATTCCTTATGCGTACATGTCAAGGTGTTTTGAGTACATGTTAATGTTAAATTAGGAGAATTCAGTGAATAGCGATGACTTATATCAATATTTTGGTACAGTAACGAAAATAAAAGATATTCTTGGAATAAGCCGACAAACATTTTATAGCTGGATAGAAAGAGGATATATCCCTTTAGATCAACAAAAAAAAATTGAATCGCTTACAAAGGGAAAACTAAAAGCGCTTATTCCTCCTCCTTCTTTAACGGATGTTTTAAAAGGCACTGATGTTTGTCTTCCATTATTTCGATTTTATGATAAAAAGCATGGGATGTGTGAGGTAGAATCTTTGCATTTTAAGAAAACAGGTTTCCCTCGAATCGTCTACATTGACCCGAATAATAAAAAAAATAGATTTTCAGCATTTTCCACTACTAATCTCATGCAGGCGGTTAATATAATCGACAGCAATGGGAAAAATGTCTACGAAAGGGATATTTTATTATTAAAAAATAATAAAAAGTTTATTTTCAATAATATAGAAATGATAGGTAAGTTAAAGAAATTAGGTAAGTTTAAAATAATAGGAAATGTATTTGAATGAAGAAAATGACAGAAAAAGAAAAAAAAGAGGTCGAAAATATAAATATGCTAGCGAGAGAATGGCTTAATGATTTAATAGATTCTCTTAAAGAACTTGATGATTTATTAAAAAATGGCGCAGATTATCAATTAAAATGTCTAAATTTTATACGCGCTCAAGCGATTAAATTATGCCTGGAAGAATATGATTTTCATTTTGACTGCCTCATTGAAAAGTTTGAAAATAAAGGATGGATTAAAAAAACATAACTCAGGAATTTGAATGAAAGAAATCGCCTCAGATGAAATGCCAAAAGAAATTAAAGAGGGCGCTAATGAGATGCTTAAAGCGCTTGATTTAATTTCAACCTTTATAGAAGAATTAAAAAAATCCCTAAAAACTGATGAGCTAGATGAAGTTGGGAGTGCCATTATAAAAGTTATGGCTATTAAATGCTGTCTTAATGAATATCCTACACATCGTGAATTTATTGTAAAAGATTTTGAAAAACAAGGTCTTATTAAAATTTTGAATTAATTAAGAGGTGTAAATGTTAAAAAGCGATCAAAAGGATTTTTTAGAAAAAAATGATTATTTTAAAATAGAAGCAATAAAGAAACTAAGAGAAAAAATTCAATGTTTAAGAAATGAATTAAGCGTCGTAGAAAATGAAATGGGCAGTGAGGATGAAGAGAAAAGTTTTTTAGCTATTATAGCTGCGTGTTCTATTTTCTCATGTTTAGGTAATCTTAAAGAGAAAGCTATAGAAATTTCAAAGAAATCTTTAAAAAAGAAATAACATTAAATTAAAGGGACAAACAAAATGGATATACGCAGTGTCAGTCAGGAAGAAAAGGATAAATTTATACAAAAAGTATTGGAAATTTTTAGTCAGATAAGAGCCGTATTAACTACGCTTGAAGCGGACATTAAAGCAGAAGATTTGATGATTCAAGCAAGCGCTGTGTGGATTTCAGGCCAAATGGCCAATTGGTTTTATGATTTCATGGAACAAATAAAAAATATTGAAAATAAGAAAAATGAGATTCAACAAGAAATAATGGACGCTTCAAATAATGATGAGCCTTTAAAGGATTAATAAATAATGAATAATTATACCCCTACCTATTATATGGTGCCTATTCTTAATATCATTAAAGGGAATTTGGTCCAGCATTCCAATGAATCCTTAGGTTCCGATATCATCAATGAATTATCATTGAATATAACTGAAGCATTGGAATCATTTCTAAATACTGATAAAAGCTTTAAGATTGATTTAGTTTAAAATAAGACTAAAATATTCCTTGCTCCTTCTGTAGGAAAAAAGCAAGGATTGGCGTAAGCCATTGACAGTATGAACGGCTCAGTTTTTAACCGTTCACACTATGAAAACTGCACCATAACGAGTGGTGAGTTATGCATATTGTACATAATTCTCTAGTTAAAATTCAAATTTTAATTCTCTTGGAATGGTTAATTTAATTAACTGGAGATTAATTATGGAAAATAAAAAAATCCAAAGACAAGAAAAAAAAAGAGAATTCGCTGAGATAGAAATTTTAAAAGAACGTCCACACCTAACGCATTCATCACTATATGAATATATAATTAAATATACTGATCATCAGAAAGTAGATGTAAATGAAATTTGCGAATATTTTAATTGTGATAAAGATAAGTTACGTCGAAATTTGCCAGCACTGAAGATGTGCTACGGCGTTATTCTTAAATTGTAAGGAGTAAAAGGGGAATCCTTCCCCGACCCTAGCTCTCAAGGTTAGGGCCAATCCAGTAGTTACTACCAATAACCATGAGGTTTCATTATACCATGTCTGAATCAAATTCCAACAAAAATAAAGTAACTATAGAAAAATTTAGCGGCTCATTCTCAAATCAGAAAGGGGGATGCACCATCATTGTCAATTCGACTATAAACTCTCTTACAAATGTCTATTCCCTTGCTATCTATTCTTATCTTATTTGTAGGCCAGATACCTGGGAGCTCAATGCCAAACAATTAGCCTTTCATTTTAAATGTGGAAAAAACACAATTTATAAGGCGCTTAAAACATTAATGGATATGAATCTTTTGACGAGAGAGGATATTAGAGAAAAAGGTAAATTTTTAAAATCTCATTATACATTATATGACAAACCACAATTAGACAAAGGGATTTCACCGTATCACTCTACACGGGATACGGTTTCACGGGATACGGTTTTGAGTGACGCCTATATAACAAAGAATATACAAAACAAAGATTATAAAAATAATAATAATAATTATGTTGAATTTAAAAAGGTTGAAGTGAATGAAGAGAAAGGACAGTTTAAGGAGGAACATCAATTTTTTATAGACGAACAATTAAAAAAGGGATATGTATTGCCTCAGGCTAAGAAAGCATTAATGACTATTTTGGCTAGTGGATCCTTTGAATTTCCTAAAAAATATAAAGAAAATAAAGAAAATAAAGAAAATTCTATTCTTAAATCTCCTGTAACTCCCAAGGAAATTGAAGAAATAAGCAATAGGGGATGGTTGGAACGCATGAAAAAATATATAGATAAAAAAGAAAAAGATGGTTCTCTGCCGGCTCATGAAATTGAAAAACTTAGAAATTCATACAATTTAGCAATTAATCGTGAAAATAAACGCATAGATGGACTTTCAGAACTGAACCTATGGTCTTCTAAGGGCGAATGTGGAGAAATCGAATATACGAAAGGTTTGGCGCCTTGAAATTGATTTTCAAATGGCATTTGGAGTCTAATTGTATAATTGGTGGAAAAACCCGGAGAGCCTATCCTAGTATCCGACATCCGTATCAGACTAAAAATCCTTTATCAATCCATTAATCACATTCAAGGTTTTTCCATTTAGGATGATATCTTAGTAAAATAAAGGCGTCTGTAGGATATTTACCTACAAACGCCCATTTTTTAAGGAAAAAATCTTTATAATTCAACAACTTTGCTCTTTTCTTCATTGATTCTGTTGAAAACTTCTTCTCTATGTACAATGATATCGTCAGGTGCTTCAAATCCTATTCGAATATTTCGCCCCTCTATTCGTAAAATAGTGACTTTGATATTATTACCAATCATGACGCTCTCACCTTCTTTTCTTGCTAAAACTAACATATGATTTCTCCTTAAAATGAAAATTATTTTTGCTTAACATGATTCAAGATAGGTATTAAGATTTTTTGCGAGCTGAATACTCTCTTTATTTTTAAAGCGCGTAATCTTTTTTTCATTAATAATGCTGATAATTAATTCCCCATCAATCTTGCAAATATTGATAGAAAGTGAAAATGCGTTTCGTCTGGTATCTAAAAAGTTCCATAAAATGGGTAAAATGCTTTTCGTATACTCCATAACATTATTGTTCATTCCTTTCTCCCTCATAGTCTAATTCTCCTTTTTGTTCCATTATGTATTCACATTCTTCACATACACCGCATTGTCCATTGCATTCATCTTCATCACCATGCCATCCGTCCATCATTCCGTTATAGCTCATTTTACTTCTCTTTCTAACGTGCTTATTAAGTCAAGAATATCCTTTGTTTCATTTGCCTGATTTAATTTCCTCATAAAATTAATCTTCTGTAATTCAATATATTGATCCTTATCTATAGTTACTACTTCTACCTCTTCCTGAGTCCCGATAGCTCCATCTTTACTGAAATTATGACAAATTATTTTCATCTTATCTCTCCTTAACTAGTTATATTTACTTAAAGAAGTTATAATAGATTAACTTTGCGTACATGTCAACATATTCTGCGTACATGTAAATATTTAGATGGGTGATTTTAAAAGGAACTTAACCATGCAATCAAAAATGATGCGATGCATACGATGCGATGGAAGAAAAAAAATGTATACCATGAATGGAGGATATACCCATGCAAATATGGGGGGACTTCAAGTGGATTGCCCTATGTGCCTTGGGAAAGGTAATATTCCTGTTCTGGAAGAGGCTATTGAAGAAGTAAAAAAGGAAGCGATAAAAATAAAGGATAAAAAAGAAAAGGAAAGCAAGGATGCCAAAGAAATTAGAGAAATTAACGATAAGGCCTAAACATGCTGGCGGAAGGCCATCAGAATATACCCAAGAAAAAGGCGATAAAATTTGCAAAATAATTTCAACGACGTCATTGGGCCTTCCTAAGATTTGCTCTATGCATGAAGATTTCCCTCAGCCATCCACGGTAAGAGAATGGCGGCTAAAATATGAAGAGTTTTCAGCCAAATACGCACGAGCAAAGCTTGCTCAGGCAGATATATTGGCCGAGGAATGCTTGGAAATAGCCGACAATTCTATCTCTGAAAATTACAATGCCGATAGATTGCGCATTGATACCAGGAAATGGCTCGCATCAAAATTATTACCAAAACAATACGGTGATACGAAGCTTCTTGAACAAAAAACCGAAGAAAATGAGAAATTGAGAGAAGAGCTTATTACATTGAGAACGAAATTAGATGAAAGCAATAAAAAAGAGTATTAAATCATTAATAGATCGATATATAAAAGGAAAAATCGAGATAGATTATGAAATAATAGACACTGATGGAAATTGCGCTTGTAAAAAATGCAATCCATCGCTAAATAAAATTTATTTAGAGAAAAATGAGATTTTAAGAGTCTCTAAAATAATATGTGTAGCTAAAACACGGATTTTTAGAGGATAATTCATTATTTTATCGAAGCTGTCCCAAATTTAACGTATGAATCTATAACATTTTCCATTAGTGGGATTTTGTAGGGAACAAATATTTTAAATGTTGTCCCTTTATTAAGCTCACTTTTTATATCGTATTGACCATCCATTTCTTCTAAGAATTGCTTTACGATATTAAGTCCTAATCCACTCCCTACATATTTCCCTGTATATGAAGAAGTTAAACGATAAAACTTCTCAAAAATTGCTTCTTTTTTATCATCCGGAATACCTATCCCTGTATCTTCAACCGTAAATTGGACGATGCATTTTTGGTCCATCTTTTCTATAAAGTCTACCGACACATGAATATGACCCTTATCGGTAAATTTAATAGCATTTGTAATGATATTCATAAGAACTCTTTGGGTTCTTGTGATGTCACCAATGATATGATGAGGTATATTTTTGTCGACTAAAAATCTAAAATCGAGTTTTTTCTGTTTAGCACATGGAATCATCATTTTATATACCGACTCCAACATTTCATGTATATCAAATGATTTCTGTATAATTGCCAGTTCGCCGCTTTCTGCCTTTACATAATCTAATATTTCATTTAAATGACTTAGCATAGATTCGGATGAGTCTATTATGTCGCGCAATGATTGTTTCTTAATGGTGTCTTTTTCTGCACTTTCCAAAAGCTCTGCAGTCCCAATAATGCCACAAAAGGGAGTTCTTAAGTCATGACGCATGTTGCTTAAAAACTCTGTCTTTGCCTCATCAGCTAGTTGAACAGATTTTTTTGATTCTTCTAGTTCAAATTCCATCATTTTTCTATCAGTGATATCTACAGCAATATTAACAACGCCGAGAACTTTTCCATCAGTACATTTAACAGGGCTTTTTATACTGAGGAAATACACTTTGCTACCATCATGTCTCGTATGTATCTCTTCAAATACCATGCTTTGACTTGATTCTATTACCTTTTTTGTATTTTCCCATGTCGATTTTGAACAAATGTCAGCAGTATGTTTACCAATAATGTCATTAAAGTTCGTTATTTCTTGTGAAGAAAGGACACGTTCATTGCAACCTAAAATATATCCTTGCGTATCAATCCAAGCAAAATTTATGGGTAATAAATTAAATAAGGAGTTAAAAGCAATTTCTTGTGCTTGCGAAAATATATTAATCATAAATATGGTTATATCCTCAAAGGATTTAAATTGGCTTCATAACATAAAGGAATGATATTTTGTGTGGTAAATTTAATAAGCTCTCTGATAGCATTTTCTTTCTGAGAAGGAGGAAGTAATTCAATAGCACTTTGAATGAAATTCCCTATTTTCTTTTCATTTGAGTTAATGGATGGTCTTTCTTCATCATTTTTACGTAATGATGCGATATTATTGAATAAAGGAGCATAACTATTGGATGTTGTGCTACTTGATGAAGATGAAGCATCAATCTCATTCTCATTGATATGATTTATGACCGTTTGATGTTTTTTAGCAGGGTTGAACTGAGTGAAATGTACTTCAACCATAAATCCAGGAGCCACAAAGTCGCTGTGATTTTTAATGCGTCGCATAGCCTTATTCATCGGCGTTTTGTATATTTCATAATTGAATCTTTGTGTACATCCAAATCTTTGAAAGGCGCACTCCTCAAATAAATACTGCTTTAGAAGCGAAGTTTGTTGAGATAAGTCAGTTAATTTTGCGTCCTTTATGTTTTTAAGTTCTTGGCGTACGCGTCCATCTACATCATTTCTAAATTCTCTATTTTCTTTATAAAATGACTCAATGGATTTGATGGTAGAGCCATATTCTTCCCATGTCATGAATTGGTGCCATGTAATGAACGTTAGATTTTTGGCATCTTTTAATTGTTGAATTGATTCTGGATTGTTTTCCTGCCAAGAATTTTCCATTTTAGTGCATTTATCAATGGCTTCCTCCTCACTAATATTTTCTTGAATCATCAATCGAAAACGTTGTAAATGTGAGGCTAAACATAGAGAAACTTTCTCTATTGTTTCAGTGCCTATGACATCTTGTGCCATTTGGGAAAATTCAGATTTTGTTTGTGCGTCAGGAGAAATATCTTGAATGAGGCTTATAGTCCATAAGACATGGCTCTTTTTACGTAATACTTGATTTAATGGCATCCGATAACTCCTTTAATAATTAAAAATAATTTAATCCATTAAAGAAGATATACCATTCCTTTTTAAAGTTTAACGTCAATTATATCATGCTCTCGCTAAGTATAGGACATATATGAGATTTTGCGAGTTTTTTATCACTGTTAAGTAAAATCGTGATAAAGTTTGAAAGAAAATAGAGACATATAATGAGTTAAGTAAAGAAACTAAAAATTTCAACGAGCCACAAAAAAATGACAAATGATAATAGAGCCTTTCTCACAATAGATGATATACATAGGCCAGAAGACGAAACACAGAGTGACATTATTATGCAAAAAGTAATAAATAGTTACAATTCTCTTAAAAAAGATAATGGATTTTATTTTAAAATGCGATTACATGAATCGAAGATCGATGATTTTTTGTCATTTTTAACATGGATATCCGAAAATAATAAACTTAATGAGATACGAAAGTCACAAGGAAGTGATAATGACGAAAATACTCATAGACTATGAAAAAGAAGAACAAGCATCCAAACTTCGTGGTTCATTGCTAGAATTTACCCGCTACTTTTTCGAGTATGTAACGGGAAGGAAATTCATCATATCAGTTCCCATAGGACGAGAATCTCATCATATAACTGTTTCTCGTGCTTTAACGGATTTAATGCGCCTAAAGTCGCTTCGGCAAATTATTAATATTCCTCCCGGTTATGGGAAATCAGTTTTAGCTAGTATGTGGGCGGCATGGTCATGGGCTAGTTTTCCCGATTCAAATTTCCTATATATCTCCTATTCTCAAGAATTATCAGCGAAACATACCGCTTTTATACGATCAGTCGTTTCATCGCGTATGTATCAATATCTATTTGATATTGAATTAGAAAAAGACAGTAGAGCCAAAGATTTCTTTAAAACCACAGCGGGTGGCTCTATTAGGGCATTTGGATCGGGAGGAAGTATTACAGGACAAGATGCCGGATTGCCTGGGCTTGATAGATTTAGTGGTGCCGTGATATTAGATGATGCCCATAAACCGGATGAAGTACATAGCGATACTATGCGGGAAAGAGTATTAAGCAATTATGACGAAACTGTGCGACAACGGTGTCGAGGAATGAATGTCCCTATTCTTTACATAGGGCAAAGAGTACATGAAGCGGATTTGACGGAATATTTTTTGAGTGGTAACGACGTTGATACATGGGATGCCCTTATTTTAAAAGGGTTGGATGATGCTGGAAATGCTTTATATCCAGAATTCATGTCAAAAGAAAAATTGTTAATGTTACAAGAAAAGACGCCTTATGTTTTTGCAGCCCAGATTCAACAAAATCCGTTGCCCGCTGGTGGAGGTCTATTTAATCCAGAATGGTTTAAAATATTGGATGAAGAGCCTGAATTTTTTAGTACTTTTATTACCGCTGATACGGCAGAAACCGACAAATCTTGGAATGATGCGACAGTTTTTAGCTTCTGGGGTGTTTATGAAATTGAAACAATGGGAAGAAAAACGGGTAAATTAGGTCTTCATTGGCTAGATTGTATGGAAATAAGGGTAGAACCTAAAGATTTACAAGAAGCTTTCATTGATTTTTACGCAAATTGTTCATTACATAAAAATCCTCCTCAATTATGTGCTATTGAAAAAAAGTCCACGGGTGTTACTCTGGTTAGTGTCTTAAAAGATTTGCGAGGAATGAAAGTAAGGGAAATTGAAAGAAATAGGTCTTCTGGTAGTAAAACTCAACGTTTTATTGATATGCAGTCCTTTGTTTCCTCTAAACAAATCTCATTTTCTTATAATGCAAAACATAAAGATGATTGCATTAAGCATATGAGTAAGATAACGGCCAATAATACCCATCGATATGATGACATTGCTGATACTTTATCTGATGCAATTCGTATCGCTTTAATAGAAAAAACCATATATTCTAATAGTCTTTATCAGGAAGAGAAAAAACAGATTCTCACAAATATGAATCAATCTCTACAACGGAAAATAAAAGCCAGGACGGCAGCTTATGGCGGATATCGCTAGAAAAAACACGGATAAGTTAAAAGAACTAAAAAAATCAGTCGAAGAATCACAGCAATATTTTTCCGATAACGTAAAACGTTTTCATGAATTTGTTAATTTCGTTTTCAAATCCTCCTTGAGTGACAAGGAAGCTGCTACCTTGTCAGAAAGAGGCCTTCCCACCATTGAATTCAATATTCTAGAAGCGCTTATATCTCGACTTCGGGGTGAATTTTCAACTCAGCAACCCGATTTAAGTGTGCGTGCCGCTGATGGCGTTCCCCTTTCCATGTTAACTAAAGAGTTTATAGCCACAATTGAAGTAACTGAAGCACATTTGCGTGCTGCATTATTTGATGGTTGTACTGATATGTTTAAATATAACGTATATTCCGATTTGCTTGCAGGGGGATATGCCGTTGCAAAAGTCTATACAGATTATGTAAATGAAAAAAGTTTTGAACAAAATATTATTATAGAAAAACGAAACCCAACATTATGTGGTTTTGACCCATTAGCTAAGACTTCTCATAAAGGTGATGGACGATTCAGCTATGAATTATATCCTATGACACGCCAGCAATGCGAAGATACTTTCGGCATTGAGGTGACAAAAGATATGAAATTTACTCGATCTCTATCGGGTTTTGATTGGTCTTTTCAAAATGAACAAGAAGAAATTGTATTAGTTTGTGAATATTATGAGAAAAAACCCCGAAGAGAAATGATTGTAAAGCTTAGCAATGGGCATGTAACCACTGAAAAAGAATATAATAAATTCTTAAAAGAATGGGACGAATCAGGTTCTATTGAGCAGCCTCCTATTCCTGTCAACAAAAGAAAAACTATTCTAGAAGATATAATACGTTATCGCTTTTGCGAAAGTATGATTCTAGATGAGAAAAAAACAATTTATTCAAAATTGCCTCATATTTTCGGGGACGGAAATAGTGTTGAACTAAAAGAGGGGGCGGCATATGTACAATTCACGCGCCCTTATGTTTTTCATGCATTGGGCATTCAGAGACTTAAGAATCTAGCGGGTCAATCATTAGGAAACGAACTTGAGAATACGATTCAACATAAATTTGTTGTGGCCCTTGAATCCATACCAACAGATTATCAAACAGCTTATCAAAACGTGCAAAAGGCTGATACGTTAATTTACAACCATTTTCTAGATACCAATAATCCCACAGTTATATTGCCTCCTCCTCGAGAAGTCGTGCGCACCCCTATACCTCCTCAGATTGCCGAAACTTTTCGTATGTCAGATGAAATGACGCAAGTAATTTTAGGCAGTTATGACGGTGCGGCTGGACAAAATAGAGGCCAAATGTCAGGAATTGCGTTTGCCAGAAGTTCCATGCAAAGCAATACTGCGGCCCTTCCTTATCTTGTTGGATGGACAAAAATGCTTAATCGCATTGGGGAAGTATATGTCGACTTAATGCCAAAAGTTCTCAGGACTCCACGAAGTTTGCCAGTTTTGTTGCCTGACGGTAAACGTGAATACTTTGAAATTAACAAAAAAGGGTCATTGTATATGAATTTTGACCCTAATCATCTGCAAATAAAGGTAGAGGTTGGAGTTAATTTTGCCATGCAAAAAGAAATTGCATTACAGACAATCATCTCACTTTCTCAAGCATCTCCGGCATTTTCACAATTCTTTAATCAATATGGGTTACCCGTTCTTCTTGACAATATTGATATACGTGGCATAGATGATTTAAAAGAAAAAGCACAAGAATTCCAGCAACAATTGCAGCAGCAACAGCAAGCCGCTCAACAACAACAACAACAGCAAATGCAAATGCAGTCACAACAGCAGGCTATGAGTATGCAGCAAGCTCAAAAAGAACTTCAGTCACCCACCCAAGAAATGATTGAAGTGATGGCTATTCAGGAAAGAGCGAAGATTGATTCGGCTAATCTATCTCTGAAAGAGCGCGATTCCGAAACAAAATTCCTGGAAGTTATGAGTAAAATACGAAATACTGATTTGGAAAATGAAATAAGACTTGCTGAAGTAGATGCCGAGCAAGCTAGGACTCAGGTGGAATCGGCTATTAATATAAGCAAACATATTCATGAGACTTCAAAAGAAGAAATGAAAAATGAATATAAAAAAAGTGAATGAATATGAGAAAAAGACGACAGAAAGTAGTTCATCAGGTGCCGGGAATAGTGGGGTCGCCTGAAACAACTTTAAAAATAGAAAAAGGGGATTTTATAATGACAGAAATGAAAAAATGGATTCAAGGCGCAGATATAAAAAAAGACGTCCTTAGGAAGAAATTGGGTGCAAAAGAAGGACATGATATACCGGCTAGTAAACTTGAAAAGGCAGAAAATAGTAAAAATCCAAAGACGAGAAAACAAGCTGCTTTGGCTGAAACATTTAAGAAAATGAGAAAGCGATAAATATGGCATCTAAATACATAAAGCCATCAGCTGGAATTTTAAGTCATTTTAATCAATCAAGGAGTATTTATATGCCATTAGTTAAAGGGAAAAAAGCCAAAACAAAAGAAGGCTTTTCAAAGAATGTTTCAACGGAAGTAAAAGCTGGAAAACCACAGAAACAAGCAGTAGCTATTGCTTACAGTGAAGCGAGACGAAGTAAAAAGAAAAAATAGGAGATAAATCATGGGTGAATATTCTAATAAAAATCGCAAAAAAGATGAAAAAGTCAAAGATACTAAAAAAAATGAGATGAAAGAGGAAATGAAGGAACGAAAAAAAGAACATATGAAAAAAGAGAGAATGAAGTAGAAAGTTGATACTTTATAAAAAAGGTATATATTATTAAAAATAAATGACTAAGCATTCTAATTCTTGGGAAGAATACGCACTCATGCGGCAAAATGAGCGATACTCGAACGGATCGAGGTACCTACCGTCATCACACGGGCACACCGTGATAAACAAGGAAGTTTATAAATGGAAGAGAATCAAGTCTCTGAAAGTGCTGTAGACAATACAAATTTTGTTCCTGAACAAGAGAAGATGTTATCTCAATCTCAGGTCAATAAGATTGTTCAGCATGAAAAAGCAAAAGCCACTCAAACTGTCAAGCGCGAGATGGAAGAAAAGCATCAAAAGGAATTGGAGTCAATTCAATCCCAACAGCAACAACAAACACAGCGCAATGAAAATGTGCCACGTGATGTGGATGCTAATGCTATCTACCAGCAAGTGCAGGAAAGATTTAATGAAGAAATGCAACAACGTCGCCTCAAAGATGAGATGGACAGAGTCGCAACTTCGTATCTTTCTAAGATAGAACAGGGAAAAACGGCTTATGATGACTTTGAGGAAGTTACAAAGGAATTTGATCCCGCGGCATTTCCGCAACTGACGTATTTGGTTGCTGGCATTGATAATGCAGCCGATGTTATCTATGACCTTTCTCGCAATCCTTTAAAGTTAGTTGGACTTGATAGGCTCGCTGAAAAGAATCCGCGTCAGGCACAAGCTGAATTGTTGAAATTATCACGTTCGATAACGGAAAACAGACAAGCACAATCTGATGAAAATTCTTCGAATGTCGCTGCCCCACTTGACCGTTTGCAATCTTCCAGAGTTTCTGGAAGCAATGGTAAGTTGGGTATTCGAGATTTGAGAAAACAGCCTTGGCTTAAAGGATAATCAGCCGATTACTTTCATATTACCACTGCAAAAAATTTCTTATGGAAAAGGAGCTTTGCAATGGCGACAAATATTTTACAACAAGTTATTACCTATAACGAATCCAATCTTGCCTTATTACTAAATAGTTTTGCATTTATTAGCACCTCGAACATGAAGTTCAAGAGCTTTAACGATGATATCCCACGTAATCTTGGCGATACCGTTTCTTTCGACTTGCCGCCGCGTTTTACAACAACTAATAGTTTAGTTGTAAGTTTTCAGTCCGCTGTACAGCGCGTACAACAATTGACCGTAAATCAACAAGCTTCAACCGCTTACGAATTTACTGCTCAACAATTTATTTTTAATGTACGCGATTACATGCAGGTTTTTGGAAAATCTGCCATTTCAGAACTTGGGACGCGCGTTGAATCTGACATAGCAAGTCTCGCTGAAACAAATACTTTCCGTTTCTACGGCGATGGTGTAACCCCTATTAGCACCTATCTTCAGTTGGCAAATGCTTTGGCATTTTTCCGTAACTTTGGTGCGGCAAAAGACAGCACAAAAGGTTATTTATCTGATCTAACTTTCCCGTTAATTATTAACTCCGGTTTAAATCAATTTGCACTGGATCGTAATAATAAAGAAGCTATGAGCTGGGAAATTGGCGCATTTTCAAATTGCGAATGGTATCAATCGAACCTTTTAAAAACGCATACAGCAGGAACAGAAGGTAATGCAGGTACCGTATTAACAGTTGCTAACTTTGTTACGGATGCAAATGGTGGTGTAATTCAAATAACTTTCAATGGAACTACCGCTGCAAGTGACCCAAATTCCATTAAAGCATTCGATAAATTCCAATTTAATGACGGTGTTTCTGGCCAACCGAATGTGAGATTTTTAACCTTTATTGGCCATTTACCAAGTCAAAGTCCTGTCCAATTTCGCGCAACTGCGGATGCGGTAAGTACGGCTGGTTCTCAAGTGACGGTTAATATTTATCCAGCTCTTCAAGCAGCCGCAGGTAATACACAAAATATTACGGCAGCTATTGCCGCAGGTATGCAAGTTAGTGTTCTTCCTACACATCGGTGCGGTTTAATTATGTCTGGTAACCCTTTGTATCTTGCGATGCCAAGACTACCAGAAGAAGTACCTTACCCTACCTCGGTGGCACAAGATCCCGACAGCGGCGCGTCTATTCGTCAATACTACGGTTCACTCTTTGGTCAAAACCAACGTGGTATGGTGCATGACATCATATGGGGTAAAACATTAGTAGATGAATACGCAATGATGGTTGCTTTGCCTATCTAGTTACTCTAATGAAGAGAGGACAGATATGTACTGTCCTCTTTAACCATTTTAAAAAGGATTTTATTATGACTATACCTAACAACCCTATTGTGAATTCTGGTCTTTTATATATAAATGGATTGCAGATTTCTGATACAACTGATAGTTCAACACTCACTAAAAAACTTTTTTTAATGCCAGGTATGGCAAGGAATTCCACTAATATTGCAGATATTACTTTATCTTCAACGATTACGATGGATGGCGAACAAGTAGGCGCAAATGGCACTGATGCGAATCCTTTAATAGCTAGTACATTTTATGCGGTTTATGTGATAGGGGATTCTACTGGCTATAAGCCAACAGGTGGCATATTTTCTTTATCACCTAATGCTCCTGCTATTCCAGCCGGTTATGACATGTTCAGACGCATAGGATGGATACTAACGGATTCGTCAGCAAATATATTGCCATTTTGGCAATATGGTAATGCGCAAGACCGCACCTATTATTATGATAATGGAATTAATGCGCTGGTAGGAGGAGTGTCGACTACTTTTGTTCCTGTTAATTTATCACCATCTGTCCCTCCTATTTCAACAGAAGTCTTATTTCAAGTGGCTTATACGGCGAGTGTAGCTACTCATATTGCAAAATTCATAACGTTTGGTTCAGGCTCACCTTCTAGTCTCATATCAACATTTGGATATGGTGTTGCCGCAATTCAGAATGGAATGCTTACAGTTCCCGCGCAACTTCAGTCAGCTGGCGTGAATCCGTCTATTTTATATAAGGTTGAAGCGGGCGATGCATTAACATTGATTACATCTGGCTATAAAGATTATCTATAAAAAACATTTTTAAAAGGATTTTATTATGTCAGAGCCTACGCCAAATGCGCCTATTGTTAATGCAGGCCTTTTGTATGTAAATGGATTGCAAACTCGTTATCTTAATTCAAAAGTAATTACGTTACTTCCTGGAGCTGCAAGAGATTCTACGAATGTTGCAGATATTACTTTGTCATCAGATATTATAATAAATGGCACTATGATCGGAGCAAATGGGGCAGATTTTTCGCCTATTGTTGCCAATACATTCTATGCTGTTTATGTCATAGGGGATTCTAGAGGCTATCAACCTACGGCCGGATTGCTTTCTTTCCTAGAAAGCAGCATTAATGGACCGTCGCCCATCCCCGCTGGCTATGACATGTTCAGAAGAGTTGGATGGATACGAACAGATAGTTCGGCAAATATTGTTCAGTTTTATCAATTAGGGACAGATGAAAGTAGGACTTACTATTATACAACGCCTATCAATGTACTTGTTTCAGGTTCATCAATAACATTTTCTAATGTTGATATGCAGTCCGTTGTACCGTTTATTGCCCAACAAGGTCTAGAAGTTATCAGTCAAGTATCTTTAAATGTAACTTATTTCCCAGCCGCTGCCATTAATTTTTCTGAATTTCATGCTATCGATACTTTTCCAATTGGAATAGTGCAATTTGGATGCGGATCAGCACTAGCTCAACAGGGAACTATAACGGTTCCTTCCCAATTTAGACAAATAGCTTATAAAGTTTTTCTAGGGGATGCACTTAATCTGGATGCCACAGGCTTTACAGATTATTTATAGATAAAAATTTAACCACTTTAAAAAGGATTTTATTATGGCTACACCAAATAACCCTATTGTTAATGCAGGGCTTTCATATGTAAATCAACTGCAAATTCGTTTTCGTACTTCAAAATCAGTTACCTTGTTTTCAGGAGCTGCCAGAAATTCTACAAATATCGCAGATATTATATTGTCTGCAGATACTATTGTAGATAGCGCAATAGTTGGCGCAAATGGTATAGATTTTGGGACTTTCGCAGCTAATACATTTTATGCTGTATATGTCATAGGCGATTCTAGAGGATACAGCCAAACGGCGGGATTATTTTCTTTATCACCTGATGCTCCTATTATTCCGCTTAATTATGATATGTTCCGACGCGTAGGATGGGTATTGACGGATGGTTCGGCAAATATTATTAGTTTTGTTCAATCTGGATTAAATGAAAGTAGAAATTATTATTATAGATCTTCTATTAATGTACTTGCTGCTGGTACAGCAACGGTGTTTACATTAGTTAATATTGCTGCTGCTATTCCACCTATCGTAGAAAATAGCATCATAGTAACAACCGAAGCATTGGTAACTATAAATTATACGCCAGCTTCCGCAGGAAATACGGCACAATTTAGCTTTTCTACGGTTCTTGGTATAAGTCCTATCGTTCAATTTGGATGTGGAGTTGCCGCACCACAATTTGGTACGTTGACGCTTCCTACATTTTTGCGAGAGATTTCTTATAAAGTTTTTGCAGGCGATTTAGTTACATTAAATGTGACAGGTTTTACCGATTATCTAGAATAATAAAAATTTTCATTAATATTATTATTTTTTTATGAGAAAGGATGCTAATCATTAGCAAGGAAGCTTTATGGCATATACCACTAATCAGCTTATTTCTGGCTCTTATTATGCTTCGCAAGTCGTTTCCAGAGAATTTGAGACGGTTAACGGTCCTCAAATTGCTGATGGATTGCAATGGTTGAATGACATCATCACTGAAAAGACAGTGGATGAGTCGATGATTCCTTATGAAACAACTTACAATGCTAATTTCAT